GCCATCGGCGCGGGCCAGCTCGGCCCCCGCCATGATCACGCTGCCGTTGACGCCGGTCGCGGTCGCGATGCCGGACGCGGCCGTCGCGGCCTTGCGATAAAGACCCCAGATCGATGCCCAGCGCGCGAGATATTCGGCCTCGGCGGTGTCGGGCAGGATCTGGCGCGCGATGAAATCGAGATAGCCGTAGAGCCCGGCGACCGCGCCCGAATGCACCCGCGCCAGCACGTCGATCACGCTGGCACGCAGCCGCGAATCCGCGCCCGGCATGCGGGTATCGAAATCGGCGAGCGCCTGGTTGATCAGCGCGGACAGGGTCGGCCGGTTGAAACTCATGCCGTGGCCTCCCAGACGAAGTCGAAGCGCTGGCGCGCCGGGCCGCCCGGACGGTCGATGGTGACGCCGATGGCGAGCACCGCCGGCGGCTGCGCTTCGGCATCGACGCTGACCGCGCTGGCCACCCCGTCGTCGACCAGCCATTGCAGCGCCTCGCGCGCGTAATCGCGGGCACGGCCCACCACCTCGCGGGTGATCTTCTCGCGATCGAGCAGCCACAGCCGCGATCCGATGCCACGGCCGCCGCCTGCGAACGCATCGCCCCACCAGCCGCGCCGGTCGCCGCCGGCATCGGGCAGCGGATCGTCGCTTTCAGCGCGCGCGTCGCTGAACAGCGAAATGATGACCGCAGTGCGCAGGCTGTCATCGGTCGCGAGCTTGCCGAAATCGAGCGCGAGGTCGGCCTGGAAAAGCGCATTGTCCCAGCGGAGCGCGAGATCGGTCATGCCGACGCCACCTTCGACGATCCACTGACGATCTTGCCGGTTCCGAGATCGACGTCGTCGCCCACCCGCGCCACCGCCGCGCCGCCGGCGCCGCCGAGATCGATCTGGTCGGCGTCGATCAGCACATTGGGCGCGCGGACGGTGATCCTCTGGTCGCTTTCGATGACGATCCCGTCGCGGGTGAGGTGAACGACCTGGCCGAGATCGTCGTGGATCGCGACTTCACCGGTCGCGAGACCCTTCAGCCGGTAACGCCGGTCGGTGCCGGCGATCACCACGCCGTGGCTGCGCAGCCCCGCGACAAAGGCGATGATCACCTCGGCGTCGGGATGCGCGACGCTGGTAAAGCCGTAATGCTGGAAATGCTCGATCTCGTCCTGACGCTCGCCGTCGAGCAGGTCGGCCTGCACCGTCTGGCAGCTGGCGCTGTCGTCGACCGTGCCGATCACTGCGCGGGCGATCATCATGCGGACACGCCCGGCGATCGGCGCGATCGCGCGCTGCAGCCCGGCCATCATGCCGATGCCCCGATTGCAGACGCGTCCGCGTCCTCACTGACCGGCTCTGCGGTGAACGCGCCCGGCGGCGACATCTCGAGCTCGGCGATCGTGCCGTTCTGGTCGAGCTGCAGCGTGACGCCGGCGACCAGCATCGGGCCGCGCACGTAAAGGCTGGGCGCATCGACCTCGACGATGACATTGGGGGTCCAGATCTGGCCGTCGCCGCGCCGCCAGCCGGCAAGGCCGATCGTGATGCGCTGCGCGCGCCCGGCGCGGACGCTGGCTTCCCATGCCGCGCGGATGCCGAGGCTGGCGCGGTCCGACTGCTCCTCGCCGATCACCAGCAGCGGACGATAGCGGCGGACCGCCGGATCGCGCGCGGTGCCCGCCGGCTGCGCCGCGGCACGGCCGTTGACCTGATCGTCGCCCGAGCTCTGGCCCTTGACGCGATACTCGCTGAAGCGTTCGGTGACATCGTGATCGGCAATCCCGGCGAGGATGGCGTCGCCCTCGGCCAGCCGCGCCACCGGATCGCCCGACGCCGGGCTGATCAGCTCGATCGCGCCCGCCGGGGTCGATACCACCAAGAGGCCGCGATAGCGCACTAGCCGCTCGATCGCGGCGGCGACGGTCTCGCCCTGCTGGAGCGCGAACCGCTTGATCGGTGCCCCGGTCGGCGCGCGGGCGGTGACGGCGATGCCGAACGGCGCGGCCAGTTCGGCGGCGATTGCCTCGACCGACGTGTTCTTCCAGCTGCCGGTGGGATGGATCGCCGAACAGTCGGCCAGATCGCCGGCGCGATCACGGCCGCTGATCGTGATGACATGGCTGCGCATGTCATATTGCGCCGAAAGCCGGTCGATATGGCCGGAAATCAGCGTCTCGCCGCCGACGCCGAGCGTGATCGCCGAACCGGCAGCGAGCGGAAACCGCCCGCTTTCGAGGCGTTCGCGCGCGGTGAGCGACAGATCGAATTCGCCGGCGATGCTTTCGATCGAGCGGCTGATACGCACACCCGTCCAGCCCGAATAGGTCACGCCGTCGATCGCCAGCGTCACGGTGTCGCGTGCATCAGCCATCGGCGAGCACCTCGATCGGCGCGCCGCCGGGCACGAAGCCCGGGTGACGGACGCGATTGCGCGCGACCATGGCATCGGTGCGCACGACCAGATCGGCGACCGGCCCGTAAAGGCGGTGCGCAATTCCCAGCGCCGGCTCGGTCGCGGCCGGGCGATAGCCATAGACGCGCTGGAGCGTGCCGCCGCGCGCGGTGATGTCGCGAACCATCGCGCGCCGCAACCGGTCGAAATCGAGCGCCCGGTCGGTGTCGAGCGCGTCGGCGGCGGCGAGCGCGCGCGCATCGATCAGCGCGGCGGCGGAATCGCGGGTAGTGACCGCCTCGTCATAGCTCGAAAACGCGGTGTCGGCCGTGGCGCGCACCAGCAGTGCCGTCGCGGCAACCCCGGTCAGATGGACGAACGCGGCCTGGTTGGCGCGCTGGCGCGTTCGCGCCGGGGTGGTGGCCGCAACGTCGTGGAGACCGGTGCCGAACGCGATCAGCGGTTCGGCCATCCGCCGCCGCACGCGCGCGTCGCCGGTCAGCGCGTCGACCGCGCTGAACAGCCCGACCAATGCGGTGCCCAGCGCCAGCGGCTGGCGGAGCAGCTGCGGCTGGCCGACGAGATCGAGCGCCGCCTCGAACCCGCGCAGCGCATTGCCCGCGCCGCCCGAGAAGCCGGCGACAACCCGGGTCAGATCGCCGGCGCTTTCAACCAGCGCCGACGCCGCCATCTCGACGAAACCCGGCAGGCCGGACACGTCGAAGCCGCGGGCGAAGGCGGCGGGCGCGTCGGCCAGCGCCTTATCGGCTACGGACAGCGCCTGGACGCGCGGATCGGGGGCGACCGTCAGGTCGGCCGCGGCCCCCGCCTCGACGCACTCGATCGAGAAACGGGCGATGCCGCCCTCTTCGGTGCTTTCCGACTGGCGATAGTCGAGCACCTGGACGCGCAGCGTGCCGTGGAACGGATGCACAAGCGTGCCGGGTCCGGCGGCTTCGAGCGCGTCGATCAGCCGGTCGCGCGCCACGCGATAGTCCGCGCCGATGACATGACAGTCGATCGAGAAGCGCCGCGCCGCGCGGCCCAGGTCCTCGGCCAGCGGCAGGTCGCGCTGCGGGAATTCATGCACCTCCGCCCGGCGCCCGCCCGCGCGCTCATGCCGCTCGGTCACGAACGGCACCCCGCGAAAGCTGCCGGGACGGTAATCGTCGCGCCACGCCATCAGGCCGCTCCCGCCATCGCCGGGTGGCGTTCGATCCGGATCGGCACGTTGCGGTTGGCGGTGCGCACGCCCTGGACGCTGGCCTGGCGCGCGCCGTCGCCGCTGATCCGGATGTCGAGCCGACCGCCGACCTGCGCGGTGTTCTGGCCGGCAAGCGCCGGGCGCGGGCGGGTGTTCGCTGCCGGTGCGGCCGTGCCGCCACCGGTGCCGAGATTGCCGATCGCGCGCACGACGAAGCTCGCGCCCGTCAATATGCCGCGGAACCACGCCGGCAGCGCATTCCACAGTGCCTGAACGCCAGTCCGGAACATGTCGCGCGCTGCGGACCACAGCCGCCGGATGTGGCCGAGCACCGTGTCGACCATGTTCGAGAAAAAGCCGGCGATCGTGCTCCAGTTGAGCCAGACCAGGAACGCGCCCGCGGCGAGCAGGCCGATCACCGTCACCAGACCGGCGAGCGGTGCACCGGCGATCGAGACGACGCGGAGCGCCGAGGCCAGCGCATAGAGCCCGAAGCTGATCCGCGCGATTACCGCCACCACCGCAAGATTGAACAGCCAGCCGACGACGCTGCCGAGGCGCGCCAGCCAGCCGACGACGCTGCCGATCGCGCGGGCAATCCCGGCGATGTCGCGCGCGACGCCGACCCAGTCGATCGACGCGACGAAATTGGCGAGACGGACGAGCTCAGCCGACGCCTGGTCGACCCAGCGCTTGAGCGTGCCATCGGCCTTGAGCTTTTCGAGCCAGGCGAGCAGACGCTGCAGCTGCTTGCGCACCGACGCCAGGAAGCCGCCTTCGCCGATGTCGAGCAGCGACAGCGTGACGAAATCCTTGAGGTTCGACCAGAGACCGGCGAGCGACTGCGACTGGCGGTCCATCATCCCGGCGAAACGATCGTCGAAAATGCCGGTCAGCGACCGGTTGATCTCGGCCGCGTTGATCCGCGCGGTGCGGGTGATTTCCTTGCCGGCCTTCAGATAGCTGAAGCGAACCATGTCGCCCTGTTTGGAGGCGCGGATGCCGAACTCCTTGAGCCGTTCGAATTCCCCGACCTGCGCGTCGGCGAGCGCCTCGACGGCCTGGCTGAGCGGTTTATTCATCGCCGAGGCGGCGTTGCCGAGCGACTGGAGGCTGCCAGCCATCGGGTCGATGCCGTAATTCTTGAGGCTGACGAACGCCTGCATCACGTCGCCGATCTCGAACGGCGTCCGCTTGCCGAACTCGCGCACCCAGGCCATCGCCCGGCGCGCGCCTTCGGCAGAGCCTTCGGTCTGCTCGAGGATGATCTGGAACTGTTCGAACTCCGCGCCCAGCTTGACGATGCCCGCTATCCCGGCAAGGCCGAGCCCGGTGATCGCGCCGGCGAGCAGGCCGATCGAACGGCCGGCAGCTTCCGCCCGGCGCCCCCAGCGTTCGGTGATCCGGCCCAGCCGCTCGGTATCGACGCCGGTACGACGGACCAGCGAGCCGACCCGGCGCAGCGGCCCGCTTGCCCGGTCGATCGCTTCCAGCACCATGCGGAATTTGAGCACGCCTCAGTCCCTTGCCTCGTTGATCCGCACCGCCTGGCGCAGCCAGAATTCGACTTCCTGCCAGTCCATTTCCCACAGCTCTGACGGCGGGAAACGGAACAGCGCTGCCAGCTCGCCTAGGCAGTCGGCCCAGTCAGGAGGCCAGCTGGCAGCAGATTTCCCAGAATTTCCCCGATTACCGCGATGTCCTCGATCGACAGCTCGTCGGCCTCGCGCACGCTGATCCCGGCAAGCTGCGCGATCAGCGCCAGCGTCTTGGAGATCTCGCCGGTCACGCCGTCGGTCACGCGCAAATCCCGCGCCTTGATCGCGGTCCTGAGCTGGAGCGTGGTCAGCGTCTCCTCGCGCTCGCCGTCGGGACCGCGGAACACCGTGACGATCGGGTGTCTGAGCTGGATCGTCTGAACAGCCGGCGCGGCCATCACAGCAGCTCCTCGGCGGGCGGTCCCTGGAACACGATCTTCGCCTTGCCCTCGGACGAGGCGAAGCTGATCACCTCGGCGCAATAGGCGTTGCGCACGATCCATGTCTGGCCGGTATCGGTCTCGATCGTACAGGTGGCGTTGTCGATGCTGCGGATCGCCGACAGCGAGGTGCCCGCCTTCAAGAGGATCGAGACCTCGAGCTTGGCCGGTTCGGTCGATTCCCGGAAGCTGCCGGCCTGATAGTCGCCCATCACCGGTTCGCGCTTGGCACCGCCGATCTCCAGCGTCGACTGGCCGTCGGTTTCGAGGATGTCGCCGTCGACCTTGATCCTGCACTGGCCGACGACACGGTTTTGATTGGCCATTCAGAGGCTCCTTTCAGGGTTCTCAAGCACGCCTCAGAGGCGGAACTCGACCCGCGCGGCGAACACGCGGAACTGGTTGACGATGTTGGGCGGGATCAGCGCGTTGACGCGGCCGGGATCGCCGGCGTCGCGCTCGACGATCAGGTCGGCGACGAACTGGTCGAGATCCTCGACCAGCCCCGCTTCCTCGAGCTCGCGCATCAGCGCGACCAGCTCGGCGCGGATGATGCGCGGCGTGACGATCGCCTGGCCGGGCGCGAAGCGCGCATCGTCATTGGCGAGCTTGTGCCGCGGGAACTTCGCCAGGATGCGGGCGCGCACCGCGTTGCGCAGGAACTGGAGGGTCAGCACCGTGTTGACGTCGAGATAGGCGATATCCTCGAGCGCGAAGGCGCTGAGCTGATAGGTGGTGATCGCGCGCTCGATCGCGACATTGCCGGCGGGATCGACGGTGAAGGTCGAGATGCCGTCGTTGAGCAGCGCCTCGCGCTCGCTGCGGGTGAAGCGCGCGCCGCGCGCGGGGCCGATGATGCCGGGAAGCGCCAGCGTCTGGAACGGCCGGGCGGGATCGATCGCGCTGGCATAGCCGACGACGCCGGCATAGCTTGCCGCCCAGGCCCAGCTCGGACTGGGCGACACGCCGGTGCCGATGATCGAGACGAGCTGGCTGTTGCGCCCGTTGCCGAACGCGGCCAGCGTGCCGGCGGTGCCACGCCGCGCGGCAAACGCAAAGCTCTCGATCATCCGGAGCGGACTCCAGCGGCTGTCGAGCTCGTCCTCGACACTGTCGAGGATCGCGGCGTCGGCGACGCCCAGCACGATCGTGCGATAGGGTTCGTCGCCGATCACCGGCCACAAGGCGGCGTGATCCGGATTGCCCGCGCCATTGGCCATGGCGACGATCACCAGCGCGATCCCGGCGGGCAGCGCCTCGCCGTCGTAGAAGCTGTGGCGGACATCGATGTCGTTGCCGGCGGTGCCCTTATGCCGCGCGGTCAGGGTCACCACGGCGGCGGCAGCCGCGGCGGTCACCGGCAGATCGGGCTGGGCGTTGACCGCGGCGGCGATCGCGGCGGCGACGGTGTTGGCGCTGGCCGCGGCAGCAACCCCGACGGCCACGCGCGCGCCGGCGATCAGCAGCGGAACCGTGCCGGCGGCGGTCGCCGGGCCGGTGACGGTGATCGTCCCGGTCGCAGCGGTACCGGCGACGAGATCGTCGAGCGCGATTGCCCAGCATTCGGAGAAGCTGTCGGCGGCCTTGAACGCGCGCGCCATGCCCGCCAGCATCGATCCGCGCCCGAACGCCTGCACCGCCTGGTCGGCCGAGAACAGCCGGACCGGGGCCAGCGCCGGCGATGCGCCGGTGGCAAGCCGCTGGCCGATCAGCAGCACGCGGTTGGCGAGCTGGGCGACGCCGCCCGTCGCCTTGCGCGCGTCGAATTCGAGATAGGCGCCCGGCGTGCGCAGATTGAGCGGAATCGCGTTGAAGCTGATCGTCATGATTTCCTACCTTTCGGGATGGCACGCGGCGCTGCGGTCATGATGATCGCGTCGCCGGCGGCGATCAGCCGCCGCCAGTGGGTGTTGAGGCTGAGCGTTTCGCCCCGCGCGTCGAGCACGCGGCCGTCGGGATGCCGGATGCGGCGTCCCTCGGCCGGGCAGATGTGGATCACCTCCTCTCGGTTGGTGCGCCCGCTCATTGCGGCAGCTCGACATGGTCGACGGCGTCGGCATGGACGTCGTCGGGAAGCTGGATGCCGGGCGTGCCCGGCGCGGCGTCGATGCCGCCGAACGGCGGCACGTCCCAGTTGGCGTGAAAGGCGGTGAACGGCTGCGGGTCGCCGTCGCTGTCGGGCTGGACGATGCCGAACGCGGTGACCAGCTCGATCGCGAACATCGACACGTTGCGCTCGATCAGCGCGGCGACGGGGCGCACCTGGCGTACGACGCCGATTTCGATCCGGTCGATGTCGAGGCCGAAATCCGCGCCGGCGAGCAGCGAGACCGCGTCGATCAGCAGCTGATAGCTGCCGGGCTCCGACGCGACCGGCCCGCCGTGGCGGGTCGCGGTCTCGTTGCGCTTGTTCTCGGCGGCGACGACCAGCCCGAACTGCGCGGTCAGCCGCACCTGCCCGGTGTCGAGCTCCATGATCTCGTCGGCACCGGTGAACACCACCCAGGCGGCGGGCGCTTTCCAGTCGCGCTTGTCCTTGAGATAGGCGTCCCAATCCTCGGGATAGCTTTCGAGGCTGCGGAACCTGTAGCCGAGCAGCCCGCTCTCGCCCGCATCCGCGAGCCGCGCCAGTATGGCGTTTTCGATCGCGGCGATCATCGTTCGCCCCGCCACCGCTCGAGCGCGATTTCAGCCAGGCCGACAATGATCAGCACCAGCGTCGCGACCGGCCAGACAAGGGCAATCACGAAATCGACCGTTTCGCGCTCGGGATCGGTCAGCGTTTCCCACAGCAGGAACGCGCTGCCGAGCAGCCATATCGTGACGCCGAGCGCACCGAACGCCATCAGCAGGCCGGCCAGCGCGATCATTGCGCCAGCCCCGGCGCGGCGTCGCGCGCGAACACCCCGGCGAGGTCGAGCAGCTCGGCCTCGTCATCGCGCGACACCCCGACGACCGGGCGTGCCGGGATGGTCACTTCGCGCGGGCTGCGGAACCCCAGTCCGCCGGGCAGCCGGAATTTGAGACGACCGCCCGAACGCGCCCGGATCGTCGCGCCACTATGAAACGGGCCGGCATAGGCGACGTTGGAGCCGACCTCCACCTGGCGCGCGCCGGCGCGGTGCGTGATCGACTGCTTGAACCTGGCCGTATCGGTGCCCGTCTTGCCGCCGGTCTCGCGCGCGCGGATGCTGGGCGTCCAGCGATTGCCGTCGGGATCGGTCTCGCGGTCGAACCGGTCGATCGTCGAACTTTCGAGCGCGAGGCCGAACGCCTCCATCAGCTCGGTGAGGTCACCGAAGCGCCGGGCGAGCCGGCCCATCTCGCGCTCGACGCGCTGGCGGCCGGTGGTGCGAAGGCGGATCGCGGCGACCATCAATAATTCCCCAGCTGGTCGCGGCCGAACTGGCGGTCGGCGCCGCGCCGCAGGATCGCGCCGGGACGCGCGGGGACCGCGCCGATGTCGCCGGCGTCGATCCGGATCTTGCCGGTGGCGATGTCGCGCAGCATCGCGATCGCCGCGTCGTGGCGCTTCATCACTTCGTCCGGCACGCCGGCGCGGTGCAGCTGGCGATAGGCGATGTCGCAGGCGATCTCGGTCAGCAGCGGCGGCACGGGCAGGTCGCTGCGATCGCCATATTTGGCTGCGACATAACCGTCGATGATCGTTCCCGCCTTGTTGATCGCGGTGGCGATGCGCGCGGCATCGAGCGCGCCGGTATCGTCCCAGTCGGACAGCTGGACGAGGTCGTCAGCCCGGAAGCGCGCCTGCATGTCGGCGAGGGTGGCGTAGACGATGGTCATGACGGTGGGCAGCGTCCCTCATCTGGTTGGCGCGTCGCGAAGGTTTGGGCCGGCGACGGCGCCGCCGGCCCTGCCCCCCTGTCAGTCCGCCGGAGCGGACCGACGCCCGCGACCCGCAGGCTTGGTCTTGTCGACTTCCTCTTCCGCGGGGGCGGCGGCGTCATCCGACCCGACCTTGTCGTCCGCTTCGGGCGGCGGCGGATCGAGATCGAGCTGCTCGTCCGACAGCACGCAGATCAGCGCCGGCTCGGCCAGCAGCGCGTCGAGCTCGCGCGGGCTGAACGCCATGCAGTCGAAGGTCTGCGGCTCGGGCGTGAAACGCAGCCCCGACCGGCGAAAGCCGGTCGCGCTGCGCGAGCTGATCGTGATCAGACGAGCCATGGCGACACCATCACCTGCGCGGTGCCCTTCCACTCGTTGGTCTCGCCGCCGGCGCCCAGCTCGTTGTTGAGGATCTTGCGCGCAGCGCCTTCGTTTGCCGGTCCCGTCAGCAGCTTGTCAGGCATCACGCCGAGCGGGCGACCGTAATCGCCCTTCATGCCGAGCAGCGCGGCGCGCCCGATCGCGTAATTGGCGGCGGTCAGCGGCTGGCGCGATCCCCAGATATACTGCCAGAAGCCGAAACCGGCGTTGTAGCGCGCGTCGATGCCGTAGAGGAACTGCTTCCTCATGAAGACATTGTCGTCGTCCATGTCATCTTTGGCGACGAAGTCGGGTTTCTGGCGCTCCTGGAAGATCAGCGGCTTCAATGGCCGCGAGCTGTCGAACAGGAACCACGGCTCGCCCGCGCCGCCGTCGGTGTTGGCGACCGACTGCGCGACGCCGGCGGCATCGAGCACCGGGTGATCGGTGTCGAAGAAATACTGGCCGTCATAGCAGTTGGTGGCGAAACCGGCCTTGAGCAGCCCGAACACCAGCTGGTTGGGATGCGCGGCGACCGCCCAGCCCATCTGCTGGAACAGCGGGCCGTAGAGGCCGAGATTGTCGTCGCGGATGTCGTTGCGCTCGACCGCCTGGGTGAGCTCGAAATCCTTGTTGCGGATGGTGTAGTCGTGCGCCTTGATGCTCTCGATGACGCGATCGCCGATCCATTCGCGCATGTTGGGCGATTTGCCGAGCCAGCCGTACTGCTCCTCGCGCGTCGAGCTCGGCACGACGGTGGCGATCTGCATGTATTGCGGCTCGAGCTGGCCGAGGCCGAGCTGGAAATTGGCCTTGTTGCCGACGAAGAGGGTCTTGAGAGTACCCGAATTGACGATCATGGCGGTGTGATCCTTTCGATCAGGAAATGCGGACCCAGACGCCCAGCGCGTCCACGTCGACGATGGTGCCGGCGGTTGAGCGCGTCGCGCCGCCGTTGGTCTTGGCGACGGTCTGGTCGTCGACGATGAAGCAGGCGTCACCGATCTCCGCGATCGTGATCGCGTCGGCCGCGGCCGAGTTGGCGAACAGGAAGACGCCCTTCTCGACCTCGATCCGGACCGCGCCATCGGCGCCGCCGGTGTTGTCGACGGTCTGCTTAGCGACGCCGTCGGCGATCAGCGTGGTCGCGACCGCGCCCTTGGTGGCGTAGCCGGTGGCGTTGAGACAGACGAGCGCGCCCTGCAGAATGCGCGTGTTGGCGGCGACGGCGCGGCTGTAATCGCGGCCGTCACGGCTCTTGGTGCCCTTGGCTTCGGTGAGTGCGACCATTATTCGGCTCCCTCGTTGAGCGTTTTCAGGAACACGGCCTCATCGAGGCCGAGCGCGCTGCAGACCGCCTGCTGTTCGGCAGTCAGCCTTTCGGCCTTGGCGGCGGGCTTGCCGCCTTCGGCCATTTCGGTGCCCGGCCGGACCAGCACCGGCTGGTTTTCGACAAAGGTGGCGAAAGCGGCGGCGTTCGAGGTGGCGAGGCCGACCGCCCAGTCGCGCTGCGCGGGAATGAGCTTGCCCTGTGCGATCGCGGCATCGACTGCGGAGGCGACGCGCTCCTGCTCGATGACGTCGATCTGCGCCTTGAGATCGGACATCGTGGCCTGCAGCGCGTTCACCGCGTCGATCGGCACATATTTCGCCGGATCGGGACCGGCATCGGCACGCGTCCGCAGAGCGGCGACCGCACCGGCGACGGCGGCGCCGTCGGCATCGACGGCAAGATCGATCGCGCTGGCGACGGCGGTCATCGCCTTTTTAGCCGTGGACATCGCCGCGATCGCGCGGAGCACTTCCTCCTCGGAAGCGTCGGCACTGAGGCCGAGCGCCTCGGCAATACGGGACATGTTCATCTGGTCGGGGTCCTTTCCAGGCGTTGCGCTCGCGACGGCCGCGAGATCCAGATTGGGGGTGTTGGTGAGACCGGCATTGATGATCTTCAGCACGCGATCGGTGCCGCGCTGGATATGAAAGAATGGCGAGATGTAGCGATATTCGCGCGCCGCAAGCTGGCTCTGCGCCGCCGGCGTCCACTCGACATCGGCGAAGATGCCGTCATCGGTCGCGAACAGCCGGGTCATCCAGCCCGCCGCCGGCGCACGGCCGCCGACACCGGGGCGCGCCCCGAACACAGACTGGTGATCGTAATCGATCATCAGCTGGGTAGAACCGGCGCGTACCTGGCTGGCGGCAACGATCGCCTCGGCATGCGCGCGATCGGCGACCACCACGCGCGGCGGATTGCCGTTGCGCGTGGCAACCGCGCCGATCGCGAACAGCTGGATCGTCTTTGCAACCGCGTCGGGAGCGCCGCCGACCTCGAACGAGGCAGCACCATAGGCGGTGTCGGTGGCGGGCGATCGGGTCATCGACGATGCTATTGGCACCGCGCGCGGCAATCACTAACCCGACAGATGTCGGACCCGTTTGTGCGGGCTCAGCGCGACCAGACGAGCGTCCCGCCGGTCGCGGCGCGCAGCCGCTCGAAACCCGGCTCGCCGCGGCTGCGGAAACGCCAGCCGAACCGGCCGATATCGACTACGGCGTCGTCGCCGACATAGCGGCGGACGAGCTGCGCGGTGCCCTCGCGCCCCGCCACCCACAGCCAGCGGATCGACACCGGATCGGCGATGGCCCGCGCCGCCGCGCCGGTCGCACGGGCGATCAGCGCGCGGTCGGGGTTGCCGCCGGCATCGCTCAGCATCGCCGCCGACACGAATAGCGGCCAGCCGCCGGCGTCGGTGAATGTTCTCCCGCGCCGGCGCGCGGCCACGCTGTCGAGGCCGAACGGCGCGAAAAAGCCGTCGAGGTCTGGCGAGGCCAGATCGAGCGCGGTCATCGCCGCCGGCGGCGCACCGTCGGAAGGCGGCGGGGCAAGGCCGCTGTCGCCCGCCTTGCCGACGTGATAGGCCCAGCCGGGATCGATGCCCTGTTCGACCGCATGGACTTCGCCGGTGCGCTTGTTGGTCCAGGGCCGGTCGGGAAAGCGCGCCGGACGCCGGGTGACGGTCAGCCCCTCGCGCGCCAGCATCGTGCGCGAGATCGGCCGCACCGTGCAGCGGCAGTTCCAGCCGCAGGGCGGGAAATGCGTGTCCCACCATTCATGATCGACCGGCAGCACGGTGCCGTGCCAGGCGCCATGTTCGGGCCGCTCGCGGCCGTCGAGCACCGAGACATATTTGAGGAACGGGAAAAAGCGCTTCGACCGCTCGATCCGTTCCCAGCGTCCGCGCGCATAGGCGGTGCGCATGTTGACCTCGAAGATCGTTTTCAGCCGGCGCGGGCTGCCGAGCTGGACATTCTCGTGCCGGCCGGTCGCGGGGTCGAGCATCGTCCGGCGCCCCCACCAGCCGGCTTGCTCGAGCAGCGGGCGCAGTGCTGTCCGGAAGGCGTCCAGCGTCTCGCCATCGGCGATCGCCCGGTCGACCGCGGCGCGGATCGTTTCGAGCAGATCGCGCGTCATCGCCTTGGCGACGGTGAAGCTCGGCCCGTGCTCGCCCTGCCAGACATCCTGCCAGGCAAAGCCGAAGCGCAGGCCCTTGCGCCGGAAAAAGGCGATTGCCTCGGCCGGTGGCAGCACCGGTGGCGGCTGTCCCGTCATCAGCCGGCGAGCAGCGGACGGTCGATCCCGTCGCCGATCCGCCCGTCGAGCGCCGGGATCGGGCCGGCACCGTCGGCGATGCCGCCGGCGAGCAGCCAGACCAGCCCGCGATACCGCACGAAGCCGCCGCGATTGGGGCGATAGCCAGGGATGACGCCGACCGCGCGGTGCCGCGCGACCGTGGCGAGCAGCGTGTTGATCGTCGCGCGGGGATCGCGGGTGTAATAGGCCCGGCGCTCGACAGCGCCCGCCTCGCCGGAAATCGCGTGGAACACCGTGGCCGGCCGGTCCGCCTCCTCGGCCAGCACGCCCGCCTGCAGGACCGTGCGGTCGCCCCGGCCGATCGCCGAACCCGGCTCGACGATCAGCCCGAGCGGCCCGCCATCGGCGGCGTGATCGAAGCGCGGCACGTTTTCAGCCGCCTCGGCGATCACGCCGTCGGCGGAGCGATAGTTCGCCGGAACCGGCCGCGAGAAGTCGAACCAGTCGGCAAAGTCGGCGCGGCGGAAATCGCCGTCAGCCATTGCCATCGTCCATCGCGGCGCGGGCATCGGCGTCGCCCTGCAGGCGCGCGCCGAACCGCGCGCGCCGGACGAGCTCGGTCAGCCGGGTTTCGTCCATCTGCGCCAGCGCGCCGATCAGCCCCGAGCGGACCTCCTCGAGACTGGTCGCCGAAGCCACCAGCGCATCGATCGGCGCGAGCACCGGGGTCATCAGCGCCTCCCAGTCGTCGAGCGCCTCGTCGGCCGCCAGCGCGATCGGATCGGGGCGATCTGCCGTGCTGGCCGAAGCGGCACGCTCGACCGGCTCGCGATTGCCCCCTGTGGGCGATTTAAGAGGGTCTAAGAGGTGGGTCGGACGGCTTTCAGGTGGTAAGGGGCCACTTTCGCCTTCCGGCACGTCCTGGGCGGGATTTTGCGCCGGCGCCAGAACCTCCTCGCCGGCCTCGGGCTCGGGAAGGCCGACCGCCTCGCGCAGCTGGCGCGCGCCGACCTTCATGCCCAGCGGCACCAGCCGCTCGGCGGCGGTCACCATGGCTTCGACATCGACCTGGTCGGGCCGGCCGATCTTGAGCCGGGGGTAGCGGTCGCGCGGGCCGTTGTTGAGGATCACGATCGGGCGGACGAGATCGCGGTTGAGCGTGGCGGCGAGCTGCTTGGCATCGGCCCGCTCGATGTCGCCGCGCACATCGTTGTGCAGTTCGGCCTGGCCCGACCCGAGCCCGCCGGCCTTGGCATCGGCGCTGTTGGTCTGGCCGAGCACGGCCTTGGAAACCTGTTCGTCGATATAGTCGGCCATGGCCTTCCAAAGGTCGGCGGGCGCGGCCCCCGTTTTGCCGTCGATGAACTCGACGTCCATCGTGCGCGGGAACACCGCTGCCGCGTCGGCGCCGAGCTGCGCGACCGCGTCCATCAGGATCGCGATGTTCTCCTCGCTCTCGCCATTGTCATAGCGCCCGACCCGGAACGGCAGCCCGAACACCTCGAGGAACGACAGCCAGTCCTTCATCGAGAAATTCTTGAACATATAGCCCCAGGCGACCGCGCGGGCGAGGCCGCCGCGGATCGGCAATCCCGATTTGGCCTTGGCCTTGTGAACGATGAATTTGGCCGCCGACAGCGGCTCGGGCTCGCCGGCGGTGCGCAGCCGCAGCGTCTCGCCGTCGATCCGGTCGAATTCGAACCAGCGCGGGTCGCGCCACTTGAGCTCAAGCGGCAGCCAGGTGCTGGAGGTCATCTCCCAGATGATCTCGCACACCGAATAGCCCTTGCCGATCGCATCGAGGATGTCGAAGATTTCCTCTTCGAGCGTGTCGCGATCGAGCCACTGCTTGACCAGTTCGGCGTCGGCCTTGTGCTCGGCGCTGTCGCTCGCGGCCTCGACGGTGATGTCGAGCTGCGCCACCGCGCGCTTGCGCGTGCCGAGCACCGAGAGATAGTGAAGGTCCTTCTCCTCCATGTCCTCGGCGAGCTCGAGATAGGCGGTGGCGTCGCCCTGCTCGGCGGCGAGCAGCATCTGCCCCAGTCGCCCCGCGGTCATGCCGTTCGCCGGATGGCCCGAATGGATCGAGCGCACCGACATCATCCGCGGCGCGGCGATTTCGCGCTGCAGCTCCTTGGGGCGCATCAGCTGGCCGTTGGGAAAGACGAGCGGGGGCGCGACGACCATCTAGAAACATCCTTTCGTGAAACGGCTGCCCCGGCCATGCCGATCGGGCCGGTCATCGGCGCGGCGGCCGTCGAAGCCGGCGCGGCGCGGATCGCCGCGCCAGCCCTTGGGCACGCCGGCATAGGCATACATCGCCGGCGGCAGATCGGCCGCGCGGCTCGCCAGGCCATAGGCCCAGAAGCGGTCGGCATGAACCTGGCCGTCGTTGACGATACGAACGCCCCCCGATTCCTCGCTGCCGACCTTCTTGATCGCGAGCAGGTCGGCGCGCGTCACCGGATCGAAGCGGATGCGGATGCGGTGTTCCTCGAAGCGCTTCTTCAAGGACAGCGCGATGTCGAGCCGCGACGGCCCGGTCAGCAGCTCGCCGTGGACGCGGGCACCGTGGAGCCGCTGCAGATCCTCGACCACCTTTTCGCCCATGCCGGTCTGGTCGATCCAGGCGCTGCTGATCCGCCGCGTCTTGAACAGCCCGTTGAAGAACGCGTCCTGGTGCGCGAAGCTCTGCCCCACTTCCTCATAGGTGTCGCGCTGCCACAGCACGTCGCCGATCATTTCCATGCAATACTGGATCTGGCCGTCGCGGCGGCGCGCGACGTCGCGGCCGATGTAGCAGATGCCGCCCTGGTAAAGCTCCGCGATGCCGCAATCCTCATGCTCGCACGCGGCGATGTCCTCGATCGACAGCAGTGAGCCCGAGCCGATTTTTGGCACGCAGTCGAGCTCTTCGGACGCATCCTCGCCATAGTAACCGTAGATGTCGTCGATCCACTGGTCCTTTGGCTCGATCTCGACACCCCTGGTCCGGGCGACCAGCACGGCGCGTTCATAAAGACCGTCGGCGATCGCGTCCTGGAAGGTGATCCTGACCGGCACGCCCTTGCGCTCGCCGCTGCGGATCTGGCCCAATAGCAGGTTGAACCCGTTCGACACGCCGTCATGGGTCGCAATGACGATGACCTGGCCGCCCCAGATCAGCAGCGCCATCGCCGCCTTGAGCACTGCCGCGACGTCCTTGTGGTATGACGCCTCGTCGACGATCACGATGCCCTGCTTGCCGCGCAGCTTGCGCGGAACCGAGGCCAATGCGGTGATGCGGAAGCCCGAGGCCAGGCGGATCGAGAACATCTTGACCGGCTGGCCGCTTTCCTCGTCGAGGACCTCTTCCTCCTCGATGTCGCCCGAGATCAGCGCGAACGCGCGGCACCACATCGCGCAGACCTCGATGAACTCGAGCGTCATTTCCTTTTCATAGCCGATGTACCAGATGTTCTGCCCGCCGGCCTCGGCTGCGGCGCTGGCCTTCAAGGCGGCGAAGGCGGCAACGGCCCAGGTCAGGCCGATGCGACGCGACTTTTCGATCACCACCAGCGCGGTGCCGGCGAACAGCAGGTCGACGGTGCGGCGCTGATAACCTAGCAGCAGGTCGCCGCGCGGCAGGCGGACGAACGTCTGCTCGGCAGCGGCACGCTCGGCAGTTCGTTCGGCGGCGGCAAGAGCGGGCTTCATTGCGGCGGCTCGGGGCGAATTACGCTCTTGAACTTGAAGCGCGCATGCGATGAGGACGCCTGTCCGCGCTGATTGAAATTGATGGTCAGCACCCAACCGTTCGGATATTCGACGACGATCTTCCGCCAGTACCCGTTAGGGCGTGGCCATCCGCGAAGTGAGGTCGGGCGCGGTTGGCCGCTGACCGGCATAAGCTCGGCAAATTGCTCGACAAGCCTGTCGGTGATCAGCAGGTCGATTCCGCTCACGCGTCGAACCCGTCTTCGTAAGCGCACTCGCGGCAGTAAAATCCGCAGCCGAATTCTTCGGGAGGCCCTTCCAGCCCGCACAGCATGCAGATGTAATCCATGGGATCGTCGTCCATGAAATCGTCAACCGGGCGGGGTTCGTCGGGCATGGATTTCATTGGTCACTCCCCAGCACGGCGAAGCGGATCGCTTCGACGGTGTCCTTCGACAGGCCCTTCGACCGCGCGGCGCGGGTCGCGTTCTCGGCGGCGGCCCGGGTCGCCTTTTCGGCGGCGCGTTTCTCGGCTTTTTCGATGAGCTCGAAATCGGCGCGGCGCGCCTGGGCGATGTTGCGCAGCGCCTCGGAGAATTCCTTGGCCTCCTTGGGGCTGAGCTGGATGCCCTCGCCGTCCTTTTCGGCCAGCATCAGCCGGAACATGTTGGCCTGGAGCAGCTGGGCGTTCAAATCGATCATCCGGCTCTGGGACGCGTCGCCGGCCTCGCGCGCCAGCGCCTCGGCATAGATCTGGGTCTCGCGCATCTGCTGGCCGACGGCGGCCAGCGTGCGGACGTGCCGGCCGAGCGCCGATCGCGAGACGTCGCCATGGCCGAGCTTGCTCAGCTGTGCCTTGATCTCGTCGATCGTCCAGCCGCGCTCGATCCGAAGATCGGCGATCAGCTTGCGGATCTCGGGATCGAGCCGGTCGATGCTCGACGGACGGGCGGGCTTGCGCCGCATCGCGGTCAGCCGCCCGGGCTGGGGCGCTGGACGCCGGGCACCACCGACCGACCGGCCGCGACGTCGCCGCCACGCTCGGTCAGCGCGGCCACGGTCATCGGGCCGGCACCGCCGCGCGCGATCGTCACCGTCACCAGGCGCTGCTCCTCGAGCCACGCGATGTGCCCACGCACCTGTTCGCGGGTGCACGGCAGCCCCATCGCCTGGACGCCGCTGGTCAGCACCGCATCATTGGCGAAATAGCTCTGCTGCTCGGCCAGCAGGCGCAGGATCGTCAGGCGGATGTGGGCGGAAAGATGCTCTGCATAGTCCATCAGCGGCCTCCCAGACCTTTCTCAATCAGGAAATTCTCGATCCGCTGCACGCTGGCGTAGGTGCGCGCCGACAGCTCGCGGTCGCCTTTCATTTCGGCGCGGATCACCTCGATATCGTCGGAGGTCGCGGCGCTTGCGCGGATTTCGGCGACCGCCTTTTCAATGTGGCTGATCCGGTTCTTGAGCGTGCCGACTTCCTTGCCGATCGCGCCTGTCGGTTCGGGATTGGCCGCGCCGGCGCGGAACACCGCCAGTGCGATTCCGCCGATGATGACCGCGATGATCGCGAATTCGAGCCAATCGGTCACTGGCTGCCTCCTTTCGGGTTGATGCTGGCGAAGACGCGCCGCAGGAAGGCGAGGACTTCGGCCCCCGCCAGTTCGATGATCGCGAAGCCCGAGAAGCCGAGCCCGATCGACACGATGAAGCTGAACAGCAGCCCGGGCCGGCTTTCGATCACCCAGAACAGGCTGACCAGGCACAGGATCACTGTCACCAGGATGTTGCGCGCCAGGCTGAGCGGCGGATTGCCGCGCGGGCTCAACGGGCGCGCCGCCAGCACCCCGATCACCGCGAAACCAGCGGTGATGACCGGGATCGACAGCTCGCCGACCGTGACGATCATCGGCGCGGCGGCATGCCCTGCGCCTTCGCTGGCCACCGCAAGCGCAGAGCCGGGCCACAGCATCGGGACCAGAAGCGACGGGCGGATCATTTGAGATTGCTCTCGTAAAAGGTATCGACCCGCGCAAAGCCGTTGGGTCCGGCATAGCCGGCCCCGGCAAAGCTGACCCGGACGTTTTCGCCGGACAGGTCATAGTTGACGGTCGCGCCCGGGTCGGCGTCGGGCGCGATGATCGGAGCGACGGCCGCCGCCTGCTTGACGATTCCCGGCACGCCTTCGCCGCTGTTGAAGCCGAGCAGCAGATCCTCGCGATAGGTCGATTTCTGGGCTGCCAGCCCGGCGGTATCGGCCAGCGCGAATGCCCTGATCCGCATCGCGAACGAGCGCGAACGCAGCGGTCGCACCGGGATCAGCACCGGATTGGCGGTGATGTCGCCGAACACCTGGCGCATTTCATGCCCTGGTGCGAGCAGCAGCGCGCAGCCGGGTATCTGGATCTGGTCGAGCTTGATCGGAGTGCCGTTCGCTATCGCGATTAGGGCCTCGTTCGTCGGCTGCGCGCGAACCTGAATATGATAGGCCCCGTCGACATTGCCGATCCGCCCGCCGAGACGGATATTGCTCCAGACATTGGCGGTCGCGCCCTGCTCGACGCCAGCAGCCGTGAAGCTCGACAACGAGAGACGCGTGGCCCCCAGCTCGTCGGCAATCCCCTTGTCGACATCGATCCGGACGTCGATGTCATCGATCGTCGAAGCGCCATCGACAGGCGGCTGATGCTCGATCTTGACGAGGTTGCTAAACCCGCCGAGTGATCCGTGAAACCGCGCGTGGAGCTGAATGCTGGTCGTGTCGCGTGCATAGCGCTTGATAAGGCAGCACGCATTCGCGCCTTTAGACGGCGGATTGTCGTGGAATATGTCCACCGACACACGGTGGCCCGAGCAGCCATATGCGAAATAGGAGCGTCGGCAATTCCTGGTCGTCAGGGTCGCGACAAGATTGTCGCCCTGCTCGATGCAGTTGAGCCCGTAATAGCAATTTTCGGCGTAGCAGGACTGGATATCAATCTTCTCAATCCGTTCCGCACCCGCATAGCCGGCCGGGGTTGTGCCGAACAGGCTGGAGCAGTTGAGCGCCGAACACCTGATCAGGCTGAAGCCACGATGTATGCCCGAACTGGCCGCCAGCGAGAACGCATTCGCACCGCGATTGTCCAGCAGATCGACGCCGCCAGTGTCGTTGACGTTGAGATCGCTGATGGTCAGTCCATCGTGCCGATAGATCAGGATCACATAGGGAGAGACAACCTCTGTGGTGTTCACCCGGAGCCACGCACCGTTGCCGCGGACGATACCCGAGACGTTGTCCAGATTGATGCGGCTGGACGCTTCGTTGGCGATTGTGCGGTCGCCGAGAAAATAGGTTTTCCCCTTGCTGAAATTAAGCGGACGGCGCTGCGCTTTCCACGTCGCGAAGGCATCGTTGACCGCGGCGAGATCGTTGGCGACATCGTTGCCGATCGCGCCGAACATCTCGACATAAAGCTCAGTCTCGTCGATTTCCCACCAGCCGCCGTTGAGCGCGCTGATCGTCACGCCGTCCGAAAGATAGCGATCGACCGAACGAAACCTGCCGGGATGCGCCGGTTGGGCATCGACGCGGCGATAATGGGCGCCGCCGCCGTCGGCTAGCGAGGCGAAGCCGATCGTCGACAGGCGCTTGAGCTCGGGCGCGATCGTGCTTGCCGCCGCCTGGGCGCGCGTGCCGATCTGCGACCCGTCGCTGCCGGGCGGACCCGGGAGCCCCCGGCCGATGTTGGTCCGCGTCCAGGCACCCGCCCCCGACGCGCCGCTTTTGAGCCAGTAGGTCGAATTCTCGCTTTCGGGATCGGCATAAACCAGCGCAATCGCGCCGTCGGCATGCGCCAGATCGGCTGTCAGCTCTGCCGCGGTCTCATACACAACATCGACCGCGAGATATTTGTTGAACAGCGCGCCGACGGGAACACTCATCGCAACGCCATCGGGCGTGGCGACCGGCACCAGCGCGTCATCGGGAACGAACGCCGCCGACGGCAGCTGCGCGATCGTCCGCGCCTCGAAATCAGTCATTGGGGCATGCCTTTCGCGCATCGGCGAGGCGTTGATCGAGCAGCTCCTCGCGCCGGAATCGTGCGCCGATCCACGCAAGCACGGCCTCGCTGGCCTCGATCGCCGCATTGGCCGGCATCACCGGCTCCGCCGGCAACGCTGCGGCTACTTCGGGCGGGCAGACCGTCCGGCTTTCGATGCGGGTTTCGATCACCGGATCGACGATCGCGCGCGGCCTATTGCCCGGCGAGGTCGCGCAGGCAGCGAGCATCGCACACAACCCCACCATCCGCGCGGCGCGGTGCGGTCTGGATCGCGGCATCGGCTTTCCCCTTTCGTTCGATGATGGCGGAGACACGCGCTTCGGCGCGTTCGACCGCAGCAAGCTGATCGCCGCGCAACCGGTCGATTTCCGAGCGGGCGACGACCAGTGAGGCTTCGGCGGCGGCGCGCGCGGCGACTTCCCGCAGCACGCCCGCGGGACAGCTCGCTCGGATCGCGAACAGCGCCTGGGCGCGATCCGGCCTTGCAATAACCTCACCGCAGAGCCGCGCATGCCGGGCATCCTCGATCGCGGCGGCAAGGCCGGGAAGGCAGCGCGCGGTGGTCTCGAGATCGTCTGCCGCGGCCACGTTGCACGCGCGGGCATCGGCGGCGGCACGCGCCTGGACGAAGCGGTCCTTGATCAGCCAGCCGGCGACCATCACGCCAAGCCCGAGTGCGATACCGCCGAACAACCGGAACCAGGGCAATGGGAGACCGAACATCAGACCCGCCCGAGCCGGTCCGCACGGCGCAGCCAGCCCTTCAGGAACTTCGCCTGCGACGGATGGGCATCGACGATCTCGCGATAGCGCTGGCGCGCTTCCTCGCGATAGGCGACGACGATGCGCGGCATGCCGAAGCCCGGCGTCTTGAGAAGCTGATCGAGCGCGGCCAGCGTCTTCGGGCCGATATCGCCATCGACGACAAGGAACGCGCGGCGCATCACCCTGTTGATCGCGCGCTGGAGCAGCTTGCGCGCCGCGACGATCCCGCCGTTGACCGCCTGGTCGAACAGCATTTCGCCGAGCGGGCGCGCGAAACTGGCGGCGTCGAGCCGTTGCCAGAAACAGCGGTGATAGAGATCGCGGGCGTGATCGACGGTCAGCCGCCGGATATCGCCACCATCGATATCGCCGTCCATATCCAGGTCGAAATCGCCGAAGCCGTCGCCGTTGCGGTCGATCGCGCCCTCGGCGACCAGGAACCGCAGCGAGATGCCGTATTTGGTTTCGCCGCCGCGATCGGCGGCATCGTTGACATGGCCACCCTCGACGCCCATCAGTTCGACGAAAGCGGCATCATACCGGTCGCCATAAGAAATGCGATTCGCGGGGGGAGCCGGTTGCGTCATGGCGGCGATCAATGCGCCAGCGCGGAAAATCCTCTAAACCGACAAAAGTCGGCAATCCGCAATAATCAGAACAGGCTCGGCTGATCGTCTTCGCTATCCGCGCGGCCACGATGGCGCGCCGCCAGCCGTTCGATTTGGCGCTGCGAATAATCGGTGGCGAGCGCGATCTCGCGCTGGAGCATGCCCCCTTCCTTGATCATCTCGAGCGCCTGCTTGCGACGGAAATGCGCCTTGGGCAGGGTCAGCCAGTTCCCGGCGAAGTGCGCGGCGATGATGTCCGCGCGGCGCTGGCCGATCGCTGCGGCCAGCGGATGGTGCCGGCCGATCCGTTTGGGCACGAAGATCTTGGTCCCGCCCAGCTGCTCGATCAGCAGCTTGAGACCGGCCGCGCCGATCAGGCGCTCGATCTCCTGACGGGTTTCGGTGTCGCGATGCATGTCAGAAAGCGTGCAGCACCATGCCGATCGCGATTCCCGCGACAAAGGCGAACAGATAACTGACCGGCGACCGCCCGCGCGGGTGCGTCGGCGTCAGCAGCGGCAGCGTTTCCCATTCGCGGTTGGGCAGGCCGGATAACCCACGATGATGGCGCATGATCGTTCCTTTCGTCTCAGCTGGCGGAATTGAGTGCGTGGCCCAGCACGAAGGCGGCGCGGTCGTAATCTTCGGCGGTGCGCAGCATCGCATCGGGCAGCTCGACGCCGCCCAGCCGGAAGCACGCCTGGGCAAGCGTCCAGCCCGCCGGCACGACCCCGCGATCGCGCAGCCGGTCCATGATCGCCACGCACAGCCGGCGCTTGAGCTCGCGCGGCCTGGCCGCCGGTGACAGGCCCTCGGTCGACTGGTCCCAGCCGGCGCGCGTCGCGATCGCCTTCAGCGCCTCGATGAGCTTGTAGCATTGGCCCTGGTTGGCCCATTGCAGCCGCTCCACCCTCATCTGGCGCGCGGCGAACGCCTCGAGCGCGGGCTCGGATGGATTTTTGATCTCGCCGAGTTGATGGAGCGAGATCCACAGTGCCCGCGCCTTGCGGGCCGACGGGTGATCGGCGGCGCGCGACTGGCCCGGGAACCGCGCCTTGGCAGTGAAACCCTTGGCCGAGAATTCGGCGATCACCGCCGCCAGTCCGCGCTCGTCGAGATCTGCCGCGCTCATTGCGCCCGCGACCCGCATCAGCACCGCGCGATAATCGTCGTCGCTGAGGCCGAGCTGCTTCTTTGCGAGGTGAACCTTCGCGAGCATCGCGCGGCGTCGCTGCTGCCCGGCATCGAACCGCGCCGGCATGGCGACCGCGCTCATCGGCCAGGCCCCGCCGCCAGCACGATCGCTACCAGCAGCAGCAGGCTCATGCCGATCAAGATCGCCGCGGCGCAGTAGAGCAGGCGATCGCGCGTCTCGGGCCAGCCCCAGCGCAGCGCCTCGACCACACGCTGCCAGCCGGTCATGCCGGCACCGGCCGCGAGGACAGCTGGGTCCACGCGTCCTGCAGGTCCGAAAGCCGTGTCCGCCGCGCCTCGCCTGCGGCCAGCATCGCCGCCAGCTCCAGCATGAAGGTGCAGCCGCGCAAGCCCCCGGGCTTTGCCGCCACCTTGGTGATGAACGCGATCTGCTTGTCGTCGGTGATGTTCCAGGCATCGGCCAACGCCTCGGCATCGCCCGACGTCGGCAGGTTCTGGACCATCTTGAACCCGACCCGGCTGTAAAGCTGGGCATAAGCGGCCTTGCGCGATCCGCCCTCGATCCGCGACAGCACGGTTTCATTGCCGAGCAGCGCGATGCCGATGCCGGTCGCATCGTGCCAGCTGCGGATTTCCTCGATCGACCGTTCGGTGAGATGCTGCGCCTCGTCGATCGCGATCAGGCCGCCGGTTTCGCGTACCCGTTCCTTGATACGCCGCGACAGACGCTGCGGCGTGCCCATCGCGTCGCGCTCGCCCAGCGCGGCCAGCACCTCGACCTGCATGCTGACCACCGAGGCGCAGGACGGCGAAATCGTGGCCTGCCAGACGTTGGAAACGCGTTCCCGGTACTCGCGCGTCGTCACGGTCTTGCCGGTGCCAGGCCCGGTCGCGACCACCACGATCCGCCCGCGCTGGGCAAGCCGCAGTGCGGTCATGATCTGCCGGCTGGTCGGCGTGTCGAAATAGCCCGGAATTTTCGGCGCCTCGATCTCGATTTCGGCCTGGCTGATCAGATGCTGGCGATACTGGAAGATCTTGCGCGCAAGGCCGACGTTGTCGCCCTTGTAGGTGCCGACACCGAACTGGCTGATCGTTCCCGTGGCGATGCCGGTGCGCTTGCTGAGATCGGTCCAGCTGAGGCCGGTGATCGCCTTGTGCTCGGCCAGCCAGACACGCTGCTCGACCTCGTCGATGGGTTGATCGGACGGATTGTTCATCGAAATATCCTTCTGTCGGGGTGGAAAACACTCATTCGACGAGCCGCAGCCGCTCGCTGGCGGCGGTCAGGCGGTCGATGAAGGCGGGTCGGGCGGGTTCGGCCGTGCAGTCCTCGACCAGCTTGAGCGCCGCCGCGGTCTGGCCACGGTGGCGCACGGGCCGGATCACCGACGCCGCCGGCATATCGACTGGCACCGCATCACGGTCGAACCGTGCGGCCACTTCCTCGGCCGAGAGCAGCTGCTCGAGCTCGGCCGCGCGCCGCACCGTCTTGCGGAGCTCCGCCTCCTGGCGCGCGCGCATCTTGGCGGCGGCGACGTCGTCGAACCCGGTGGCTTCGAGCATTCCCGCCGCGCAGAGATATCGGCCCGCCCGGTCGTAGACATGGAGATCGAGCGACAGGTCGTCGGGATCGAATCGCACCGTGACACGTTTGGCCGCGATCGCGCTCATCGCCGGCGACCAGTAGCGGTTGCCGTACAGCGTGATCGCGCCGGTCTTGCGGCACGGCGTTACTTCGTCGGCAGTCAGCAGCGCGAGCCGCAGCTGCTCGGGCGTCGCCTTGCCGATCGGCGCGTGCGCATAGCTGCGCGCGAACGCGTCGTCGAAGCTCTTGCCCGATGCCGTTTCGGTGCGGCGTCCGCCGCGGGCGTTGTGCACCGCGATTCCGCGTTCGACGATGCCGATGAAATCGGCCAGCGGCACCGCGCGTGCACCGTAATTCTCGGGCTTCGCATCAGTCCGGTTGCCGGTATAGGCGCCGTCGAGCGCCGGATGGCGCGCGATGCTGTCGCACAGGTCGCGGAACGCGCGCTCGATCGGCTTCGACTGGCCCCGGAACGGGAAGGTCCAGTGGATCGCGATTCCGAGCGCGGTGAGAAGGCCGGTCGGTTCCTCTTCCCGGATCTTGAAACGGAACCGGCTGGTGGCGCCGCCGGTGATCCATTTCGACGCGAAGGCGCGCCCGTTGTCCATGTAACAGCCCTTGGGGATGCCCCAGACGCGGAACAGGTCGGCGAACGCCAGCCGGGTCTGCACGGCGCTTTCGGTCTCGCCGATCCGCCAGGCCAGAATTTTGCGGCTGAAGACGTCCTGGATCGCCACCATGATCGGCCGCACGATCCGGCCGTCGGCCAGCCGCACGAAGGCGTCGAACTTGTGCCCGTCGATGTTGACCAGCTCCATGGCATGGAGATGCGCGACGCTGCGTTGCTGCGGCGGCAGGGTCTGGCGGAGCGCGTCGGTTCCCTTGCGCAGCGCGACCACCAACCGGGGATCGACTTCGCGCTCGAACTTGCGCCACAGCGTGCGGACATGCGGAACCGGGATCCCGCGCGGCTCGGCATAGTCTTTGACCATCCGCCAGTAGCACGACGCGAACGTCGGTTCGGAAGGCCGCAGATAATCGCCTTTCAGTAGCCGCCATGCTTCCTCATCGACATCGGCGGCGCGCCCGCCGCCGGTACGGCGCGGGGCGAGGACCGGAAGCCGCTGTGCCGGATCGATGCCGGTGACGAGCTGAAGCCAGTTCCACACCGTCGATGCCGCGACCGCGTCGAGCCTGGCGACGGTATCGACCGCCGCGCCGCGGCGCATGCCCGACTGCTCGAGCAGCTCGACCTTGGCGATGATCGAGGCACGGCGCTGCGCTTCAACCTTGACCTTTTCGGGCAGCCGCTCGAACGCCGCCCAGGCGGCTCCCTTGGCGGGCGCCGCGGCAGGGTCGAGCACACCGCGCCGCTGCAGCGCGGCGACGGCCGAGCCGGGTAAGACCGAATAATGATATTCAAGCCCGCCGCCGCGCCCCGTGCGCAGCCGCGCCAGCGGTTCGCCGCCCGGCCCGGTCATCAGTGCCCAGCGTTCGCTGGTGGCGCGTTCGTTGATGTGCCGTTTCGAACGGGCGAGACCCGGCAGGCCAAGCTCGGCAATTTCGGCAGCGGTGAACCACCCGCTCATTCGCTGTCCCCGGGGTTACGGACGATCGGCGTCACGGCCCGTTCGGCCTCGCGCAGCTCTTCCTTGATCTGGTTGTATCGCGCCCGCAGGTGCCCCAGCCGCGCGGTGTGGATTTCCGCGCCGACCAGCACGGTCGCGCCGATCGTGCGCAGGTCGCGGTCGAGAAGGTCGAACCGGCCCGTCACCGCGATCAGCGCCTTCATCCGGGTATAGCTGATGTTGTGACCGTCGCGGGCCGGGCTCGAATAGGCGTCGAGCATCGCTTTCGAGACGTCCTCGTCGAGCAGCGCGCTCATTTCCGCCGCGATGATGTGCCGCGGCCTCGGATCGCTGGCCAGTGCCTCACCGACCAGCTGTGCCGTGCGCGCCGCTTCACCGGCCAGCGCGGCGGGTAGGATCGCCGGCGCCGGCGGATCGAACACAAAGGCGATCTGCCCGGGAATCGCGCGCGCCTTAGCCATGTCGTATGGTCCGCGACCCCAGTCCCGATCGGATCGGAGACAGCGGCGAGATCAACGGCGGCAGGCCGTCGCGAACGCGCTGGATGTGCGCCGCGATGATCCAATCCTTGACGTGCTCGCGCTTGTCGAACTGCCGCCAGTATCCGGGGTTGTGATCGATGAAGAAATACCACAGCTGCGCCGGCAGATCGCCCTTGAGCTGGTTGCATTTGAAGCAGCACGGCACCTTCTGCCGCCCGCCGTCGCGAACCGGCGTGACATGATCGAAGGTGAAGGCACGATCAGACGACAGGTTCGAAGCGACCAGCGGCCGCTTGCACCAGCAGCAATAGCCATGGTCCTTGCGGCCCTGCAGGGTGAAACGCACCGGCCTAGGCATCGTCGCTTTCCCGTAAATTTTTGGCCGGTACGTTTTTGGACTTGGGCGCCGGCAACGCCGGGAAAGCGTGCTGATCGATGACGACGACGCCCTGGCGTCCGCGCAACCCGGGCGATGTCGCTGGCGTTACGTCCAGCACCCGGTCGCACACTGCCGGCGACAGCCAGATCGGCACCGGCCTCAGATTGCCCAATCGCGCCGGGCCGCGTGGAACCGGGCAAGAGCCATCGCCGGCCATCACCGACCGCCGTTCATGAAGTCGTCGAAACCGCCCAGCGCTTCGAACGCGAGCACGAACAGGGCCAGCGTGGCGGCGACCGAGCCGATCAGGTCGGCTGCAAAGCCCCCGATCACGCGTCCGCCCCTTGCGCGATCTCGTCGAGGATCGCGCGGCGCATCGCCTCGTTGCGCCCCATGCCGCTATGCTCGCCCTCGAGCATGGGGTGCGATGACCATTCCTCGGCGGTCATCCCGCCCATCACCACCGCCAGCTCGTCGGGGTCGGTTTCCGGGTGGCGCGCGAACACGAACACCAGCCCCATGAACAGCGCCGATGCCCGGCTAAGCAGCTGCCCCGCGAAGGCGTCGCCCATCACGTTGAGTGCGGCCGCAACGACCGGCACGCCATACTTTCGGATCGCGGTGTTGATCACGGTGATGCAGCCGATCTCGCCGGGCGCCATGCCCTGGCCCAACGCCTTGTTGGCCGGGGTCAGCCCCGCCTCGCGGATCAGCCGGTCGACCAGCACCGCCCGTTCGTCGCCGGCGGCGACGGCGGCACGGTGATCGTCATAGACCGACATCGACTTGCGCCGCCGGTTGGCTCTCACGAACACCATCGCTTCCTCGGCGACCGAGGCGAAGCGCACGACCACGGCGGGCAGATGGGGAATGTCGCCGCGCAGCCGGGCAGCGGCCAGCCGGTGCTGGCCGTCGATCACGAACAGGCCGTCGTCGCGCGCCGCGACCAGCAGTGGCGCGCACAGCCGCCAGTCCCAGTCGCGCGCGATCGCGTTGATCAGCGATACCGACGCGCGGGTATTGATCGGGCGCTGGTAGGCGGGATCGGCGGCCATGCGGTCAACGCCCACGAACTGGATCGCCGGCGGGTCGCCGATCGGCGGCGCATAGGCCGCATACGGCCTCATAGGACGTTTCCCGTAGGACGGGCGGTTGTCGGCGCGGGCATGGTTCTTGCGGGGGGGGGGGAAGCCATCGTCAGTCCTTCATCATCCAGGGGGCGTCGGCGAACGGGTTGGGCGAGCCGGGAGGCGGGGCATGGCGCAGCGTTCCAGTGCGCCCGGCGACGGCCCTCATCCGCTCGATATTCTCGCGCCAGCGGCGTTCCGCTTCGATCCGGCGGTATTCGAGCACGGTGACGCCCAGCGCCATCGCACCCTCGAATTCGCGGCGGGCGCGGGCGAGCTCTTCGGCACGGTCGGTGCGGCGCTCCATCATGCCCGCTCCGCCTTTGGGCGCGGGGCAATCCAGCGCGTCCTGGTTTCGGCGAACGGCTCGCGCACGTCCCAGACGATCCAGCAGTAATCGACCTTGCCGCGCTTCCACGCTTTTTGGCCGAGCTGCTCGACCAGCTCGCCCGGCGGCATCGACGGGCGCTCGCAGAAGATCAGGATTTCGGACGGCGCATGGTCGCTGAACAGCCGGTGACGGCCTTCTGATGCCAGCCATTTGACAGGCAGCAGCATGCAGACCAGCCGCGTCGCGCTGGCCAGAGCCTTGCTGACGAACGCCTCGGCGATACCCTTTTTATAGGAATAAGGCGGGTTGCAGACGATCGAGAGATGAGGGCCGCACTGGAACAGTACCGGCTCGAGAAAATCGACCGGCCTCTGCGCATCCAGCCAGCCGCGATCGACGATGTCGGTGCCCAGCGTGCGGCGAAAACCTGCCATACGGAAGCCGAGCGGAATCGTGCCGCGACCGCACGCCGGATCATAGATGACCTCGTCGCGATCGAACGGCACATGGGCAATCAGCGCCGCCACCGTCCAGGCCGGCTCGACATACCAGTCGAACGGGTGCCGCTCGTAGCTGCCCGTGCTGGCAAGGTCGGCGGTCATGCGCTTTGCTCCGCAACCGCGCGCCGTCGGATCGCGCGCTGCTCGAGCTCGTTGACCAGCCAGGCGAAATTCGCATCCTTGTCGACCAGGCCCTTGGCCCGCGCGAGGCCGTTTAAAATCGTCGTGTGATCGCGGCCGAGCCGCCGGCCGATCTCGGGCAGCGATTGCCCTGTGTTGCGCCGCGCGACATGCGCGATCGCGAAACGGACGTAGGCGATCGGGCGTGCGCGTTGCGCGCCGAGTATCTGCGAAGGGGTGAAGCCGGTAAGCTCGACCGCGTCTTCGATGATTGCGGCGACCGAATTCGCCAGCAGCCGTGAATGCAGCTTTATTTCGGCGGCGCGAAGGTGCGACAGTGCTTCGCCGATGGCGATTCCGCGCTCTTCCGGGTCGGCCGCGTCACGAATGGCGGCAATGTGCGTGCCCGCCAGCAGCGAGCTATGCATCGGACAGAAGGGCAGCCGGGCGGTCTTCGCCGGATAGGGACAATCGGTCACCCGGCAGGCCGTCCGCGCATCGTCGCCCAGGCCACTCATAGCAGCCGCCCGCTTGTGTAGCGAACGGGCTTGCCCGTTGCGACATCGATCGCGCGTGGCGAGCGGACCTCGGCCTCGAAATCGAACGGACGCTCGAATCGGTCGATATAGTCCTTCGCCTCGGCAACCGCTTCGCGGTAAATCGTCCACTGATGGCCTCTGAACGATTCCCAGATCGTGTCGCGCAGCGGCTTGGGCAACGCGAACCAGTGGTCGCGGCACATCAGCATGCCGGTCTTGACCGGCTTGAGGCAGCGGGTCGCCGCGCAGGTCTCGAACGCTCGGCTCATTGATGCACCGGCCACCGCTCGACGCCGGCGGTATCGATCGAGCCTTTTTCGCCGTCGGCGAGGCGGATCAGCATGCCGAGCCGGTCGGCGAGCTGGCGCGCCTGCCGGATTTCGAACTGCGCGATCACCGCCGCGTTGTCCGATGACTGCAGTCGCAGGTAGAACTGACCCTGCGTGACCCCGCTCAGCACCGACGATCGGAACGCAGGATTATAATTGATCGTGTCGGACGCGACATCGCAGTGGAACCCGGCCATGCCGCAGCTGTCGGCGCTCATTGCAGCGCCGCCTTGTCGCCGGCGGCGATCAGCGTCCGCGCGATGGCGACCATGTCGCCGCCGGCCAGCATGTCGAGCAGCTCTTTCGTGATCAACCAGCTGCTCGGCGAAACGGCTGCCAGAGCGGAATAGGCTCCGGTCCAATAGGCCATCGCGGCGGATCGCCGGTTGTCGTAGATCTTGTCGAACTCCTCTTCCAGCCAGCCCGAAGCCTCGACGACGATCAGGAACCGTCGCGCGATGCTGGCGAGAATATCGCGGCCTTCCGCCGCGCCGATCCGGCGGTCGTTCAT